AATGTATATATTAAAAAAAGGCGATAAGTTTAGATTACATTCAACATCTAAATTTGGTAAAAAACTTTTTAAAGATGTACAAGTTATAGCCATTATACAAAATAGAGTTTTATTAGATAATGGCGAAGAATATCATATTAATCAAATAAATATATAAAATGTCAGAAACAATAACAAAGTTAGAAGAAAACGATATTCTCTACAGTAGTTGGGGATATGAACAAACCAATATTAATTTTTATAAAGTTAAAAGGTTATGCGGCAAGACACAAGTTGAGCTAGTTAAAATAGAAAAGAAATATGCAGATGTACAAGACTGCCATACTACAGATAGTGTACTGCCTTATCCTGCATCAGAATTTCCTAAAAAGTTTAGAAGGAAAGTGTATAACCATACAAGACCAGGTGTAATGATAAACTCTTATGAATGGGCTACACTATGGGATGGTACTCCTAAACATCAAACAAATGCACATTATGGACATTAAAAATATAAATATGGAAAATAAAATAATTACAAAAGAAGAAATTGAAAAACATATAATTTTAGAATTTGATAAAGAATTAAATAAAATATTACAATATAGATACAATAATTTTATATTTAATATGTTTAATAAATATGACCAATCAGAAAAAGAATTAGATTTAATTATAAAAAAAATTATTTTAAGCAGTTGGTTTATTAGAGATAAAAAATTGCATCCACAAATATGTGAATTATTCCGTTATGATGAAAACCACGCTTCAACAAATGTATTCAAACATATAAAAGCAAATTTATATGAATATGAATTTTTCTTGGAAGATTGGTATGATGAACAAATAAAAAAACTTGATGAAAGTATGGATGTTTGGAAAAATAAATAATAAATAAACATTTCATTTTTTGTTTTTAGAAAGTCCTCTTGCAAAAGGGGATTTTTTTTATGTAATTTTGTAAAATGAAATCGAACAAAATCGAACACACTAAAAAAGCAATTCTTGAAGCATTAGAAAAATCTTTAGGAGTTGTAACAACTGCCTGTAAACAAGCAGGAATTGGTAGAACTACTTTTTATGAGTATCTTAACAAAGATGAAAAATTTGCCGAACAAGTAAATGATATACAAAACATAGCATTAGATTTTGCAGAAAGTCAATTGCATAAACAAATACAAGATGGTAATACATCAGCAACAATATTTTATCTTAAAACAAAAGGTAAAAAAAGAGGATATGTTGAACGAAGTGAAATTGTTCACGATGGTGCAATAAAGTCAACACTAATAGAATGGAAACCAAGTCAAGAAGAATAGAACAACATTGCAATAAACAGTTTTATGATTTAATAAATTCTAATAAAAGATTTAAAGTACACCAAGGAGGAACAAGGTCAGGAAAAACTTATGCGGTATGTCAATATTTAACATACTTGTTAACTGAATCTGAAGAACCTTTAGTTATATCTATTATAAGAAAAACATTGCCTGCATTAAAGGGAAGTGTTTTAAGGGATATAATTTCTATACTTGAAAAAACAGGATTATATTATTTAGGAGTTCATAATAAATCAGCAAACACTTTTGAATATGGCAAACATCTAATAGAGTTTTTATCAGTAGATGAACCACAAAAGATTAGAGGCCGAAAAAGAAATATTGCTTTTTTAAATGAGGGTAACGAATTAACAATTGAAGATTTTCGCCAAATTAATATGAGAACATTAGATATGGTAATTGTCGATTTTAATCCAAGTGACCCCATACATTGGATTTATGATGATTTAGTTCCTCGTGATGATTGTGATACTTGGATAACAACATATAAGGATAATAAATTTCTTTCACAAGATTTAGTATATGAAATTGAAAGAATGAAATTAAAAGACCCTGATTATTGGCGTGTATATGGTGAAGGACAAAAAGCTATATTTAGTGCGAGACAAATATTTAATAATTGGAATTTTATTAATTATAGTGATTTTCCAGAATTTGATATAGACAATGATGGCATAATAGGTATTGACTTCGGTTATAGCAATGACCCAACTGCAATAGTAATTGGTTTTAAAAAAAATGATAAATTATTTTTTCACGAATTATTATATGCTAAAGGAATGACTAATGATGAAATAGCAGAATTTATTAAAGCTAGTGGGTATGAACAAGTAATATGCTATGCAGATTCAGCTGAACCTAAATCAATTGAAGAAATTAAAAGAAAAGGTTTATATATTAATCCTGCTCGTAAGGGCCAAGGAAGTGTTAATGCAGGTATTAGTCTATTAAAAGAATATGAAATATATATTAGTAAAGAATCTAGTAATATAATTAAAGAATATCATAGTTATTATTGGACTGAAATGAAAGATGGTACAATAATTAATAAACCTTTAGACCGTATGAATCATAGTATGGATGCAATACGATATCTAACTTTTAGCAGCTTTGGCAGAAGTCAAAACTTCTTTGTAATATAATTATTATTTTTGTAACATAAATCATAAGCGAATGGCATCTATTTTTTCAAGAGTTGGAAATATCTTAAAAAAGAATTTTCAAAACACAAATACAAACTTTAACAAAATTATATATAATTATCTCGGTCAATCAATAGTTTGGAATGCCGAAAATGATGATACATATATTAATAAAGGATATATGTTTAATTCAACAGTATATTCCATTGTTAACCTTATTGCAAAAACTGCTAGTAATATTCCTTTTCAAATCTATGAAGTAAAAAATGAAAATGAATTAAAAAAATATAAAGCAATGACAAGTGGCTTAATGAATGGAAATATTTTACATAAATCATTGTTACAAAGAAAACACGCATTAGCAGAAATAGATGGTACGGATTTACACAAACTTTTAGAAAGACCAAATCCAGCACAATCTTATAGCAGTTGGATTCAAGAAATTATAGCATTTGGTAAATTAACAGGTAACAGATATATTTATGGTTTAAAACCTGAATCAGGACCAAATCAAGATAAATGGCAAGAACTTTACATTTTACCCAGTCAATCAGTAGAGATTAATAGCAACGGAATATTTGAACCAGTTTCAGGATATAGTTTAGATTATTCTGGTGAATATAAAATTGATGCAGAAGATGTGTGTCATATAAAAGATTTCAACCCATATTATGATGGTACAGGTTCACATTTGTATGGTATGTCACCACTAAAAGCAGGTTTAAGAAGTTTAGATACTAATAACGAAGCTGTAACAACTGGTGTTAAATATTTGCAAAACCAAACATCTAGGGGTGTGCTTATGTCAGATGAAGGTGATTTAAATGAAGTACAAGCAAAACAATTAAAAGATAAATTTAGACAACAATATCAAGGTAGCGATAATGCAGGTGATATAATTATAACACCAAAAAAATTAAGTTGGGTAAACTTTGGTTTAAATGCATCAGATGTTTCTTTAATACAACAATACAATGCAAGTATAAAAGATTTATGTAATGTTTATCAAGTACCTGTACAATTATTAAATAATACAGATACATCTACTTATAACAATATGGTCGAGGCAAAAAAATCATTATACCAAAATGCAATAATTCCAGAATTAAATAAAATTAAAGATGAATTAAACAGATGGTTAGTACCATCTTTTGGTGAAAACCTTTATTTAGATTTTGATTATTCTAATATTGCAGAATTACAAGAAGAAATGGATAGTGTTGTTAAACAAATGAATAGTGCTTGGTGGACAACACCTAATGAAAAAAGACAAGCAATGAATTTTGGTATTGATGAAGAAAATGAAGAAATGAATGATTATTATATACCGGCTAATTTAATGCCAATGAGTAATGATATAATTGAAGAAGAAGTTAAAAGTGTAAATATTGATTATAATGCTTTGCCTAAAGAAGAAATTAGGAATGATGTTTATACAACATCACAAGAAGCACAATCAAGAGCAAATGCTTTAGGGTGTTCAGGTACACATAGTCATACTGAAAACGGTGAAACAATTTATATGCCTTGTTCTACACACGAAGAATATGAAAAAATTACTAATCAAGAATTAAAACCAAACGATAACGAATATACATCTAAACAAGATTCATATAATAATTACCCACAAGGCGCAACTAATAATGCTAAAAGAATGTTAGAGTGGAGAAAAAAATATGGTAGGGATGTAGTAAAAGGCGGTACTGAAGTTGGTTGGAAAAGAGCAAATCAATTAGCAAATCGTGAATCTTTATCAATAGATACAATTAAAAGAATTAACAGTTTTCTTGCTAGACACGAAGAAAATGCAAAAATATCTACAGATTATAGAGATGAACCGTGGAAAGATAGAGGATATGTTGCCTATAATTTATGGGGTGGTAAATCTATGGTTGCATGGGCAAAAAGAATTTCCGAACGTGATGATTCATAAACTTAATAAAAATTATTATACAGATTGGACTGCACAACTCGAAAAAGCAGAAATAAAACAAGATAGAATTTGGGCTAATTATTTTTATAAAGAATCCAATAATATTATTAATGCTTATATGGTTGGTAGAAAAATGCCAAATTTAGAATCTTATTATAAATTAAAAGATTTAGAGCAATTATATATTGAATTATATAAATCAATAGGTTTAAAAATGGCTAATTGGTATTATAGACATTATGAAAAATATATAACAAAAGCTAATCCAGAGGGTTATCAAAGTATATGGGAAGAAAAATTTGCATATATAGGAAAGACAATTGCAGGTGAAAGAATTGTTAATATTTCAGGTAACAGAAAAAAAGAATTTAATAAAATACTTAAAAGATATATGCAAGAAGAATCATTTATGGCTATGAATGAAGTTTCCGCTGAAAGAATATTAAGGAAAAAATTTAAAGGAATGAGTATAGCTAACGGTAAAAGAATTGTAAGAACAGAAAGTGTAAATGCAGCAAACTATGCAACTAATGAAAGTGCTTCTAGTTTGTTTGGATTAAATAATCTTAAAAAAGAATGGATTTCAGGGTTAGATGGTAGAGTTAGAGATGCTCATTTACAGGCTAATGGTCAAAGAAGGGGAATGAATGAAAAATTTACTGTAATGGGTGAACAACTTAATCATCCAGGCGATAGTTCAGGTTCAGCCGCTAATGTAATTAATTGTAGGTGTGCAAGTGCACCAATTCCAATTGTTTAAAATAATTATCTTTGTACTATGAATATAATATATAAAACAAGTCCTATAGGTGAACTTAAGGATATAGATGAAAAATCAGGAATAGTAAAAGGATATGGTTCTATTTTTGGCAACGTAGACTCTGATGGTGATATTATTACAAAAGGAGCTTATACTAAAACAATTAAAGAAAATGGTGACCGTGTAAAATATCTTTACCAACATCAAATGGATAAACCATTAGGAAAAATGATGAATTTATATGAAGATGAAAAAGGTTTAATGTTTGAAGCATCTATACCCAAAACACAATTAGGGACAGATGTATTAGAATTAATAAAAGCAGGAGTTATAACAGAAAATAGTGTTGGTATATTACCACTACAAAAAGAATCGTGTACAGGAGACAAATGCTACAGAAAAATAACAGAGGTAAAATTATATGAAATCTCTGCAGTTACATTAGCAGCAAATGATGAAGCAATGATATTAGATGTTAAAGGAAATGTTGATGTAGATAAAGTATTATCAAGATATGATAATTTAGTGAAGTTAATTCGCAAGGGTAATATATCTGATAATTTAGGGTATGCTATAGAAGCAGAACTAATTAAACTCAAATCAATTTTTTCAAAAAGCATCACTTTGCCGACTGATATTGAAGTCACAGAGCCGATTGAGGTAAAAAATAACGATAATGAGATTTATAAATATTTGTTTAATAAATTAAATTCGTAACAAAATGAACGATGAAATCAAAAAAGAGTTAGACCAAATCGGAGATATAGTCGACTCAAAAATTGAAAAAGCATTCGGTCAAGCTAAAGATAACGCTAAAGGAGAAATCGAAACTTCATTAAAAAGTGAGATTGACAACTTAAGTAAAGAGTTTTTAGCGAAACACGATGATGCTACAAAAAGGATGGATAATTTTGAAGTTGCTCACAAAAAAGCAGTTTCTTCTAGCCAACCAATAAACTTTAAAAGTTCTTTAATTAAAAACATCAATGAAGGTGCAATTGAAGGATTATTAAAAGGTAACTCAAACGCTGCAAAGTTTGAGATGAAAGCAGGTGATATGACTATGGCTAACGCTTACACAGGTGTTGTAGCTGGCGAAACAGTTGTTCCTGACTTTAAGTTTGACCCAACAAGAAGTGTACATATTAGAAATTTAATTCCTAATGGAAGCACAGATGCGCAAACAATTAGATTCCCAAAAGAATCTGCATACGATGATGGTGCAGCAGCTACGGCTCAAGGTTCAACCCTTCCTGCATCAGATTTTGATATTACTGCAACTTCAGTAAATGTTGAAAAAATTGGTACTTTTATGAGAATTACAGAAGAAATGTTAGCTGATACACCACAATTATCATCTTACCTTTCTGCAAGAGTTCCTGGTAAAGTTTTAGCAATTGAAGACAACGAAATCCTTAACGGAGATGGTTCATCACCAAATCTTGATGGATTATTTACTGATGGTACTGCTTTTGTAACAGCTAATACTGGTGCATTTTACCACGCTATTGAATCAGCAAATGAGTATGATGTACTTGTAGCTGCTTTAAATCAATTAGCTTTATCAAACTATACTGCAAGCAGTATTTTAGTAAACCCAACTGATATGCACAAAATCGCATTATTAAAGGCAACAACTAATGAGTATTTGAGAAATCAAATTTATTCAGGTTTAGTTCCAACTATTATGGGAGTTCCTGTGACTGCGAACACGGCAGTTACTGCAGGAAAATTCCTAGTAGGAGATTTAAATCAAGCGACACAACTTTGGATTAGAGAAAATCTATCACTTGAATTCTCAAGAGAAGATTCAACAAACTTCAGAGATGGCTTTGTAACTGTAAAAGTTTCAGAGAGAATCGCATTAACAAACTACCAACCAAATGCAATAGTACAAGGAACGTTTAGCACAGCTAAAACAGCACTTGAAACTGCATAAGTAATCGAGTAGTATATTAATTAAAGGGGCTTAATTGCCCCTTTTTTTATACCTCTATATTATTAAAAGAACCTACATCATCAAATTTTCTGTGTCTTAAATTAGCAAAGTCCCATTTATACTTATGGTATCTTGGAGGTTTTGCTTCAGAATAACTTGTGAAATGTAAAGCATAAGCTATTTGCTTATATTCTTCTTCTGTTATTTCTATTTTTCTCATACCCTAAATATATAATAATAAATCCAAAACATAAAATAAATTAAAAAAAAGTAAAAATATTTTTATTTATTAAAAAAAAGTGTTATATTTATACTATAATTAAAAACAAAAGAAATGAACTACCAAAAATTTATTACAGAAGTATTAAAAATACAAACAATAAAGCCTACTAAATCTCAAATGCAATTTGCTTATGTGGTTTTATATTGTGGATTTGGATTATCAATTGAAAAATCAATTAAAGAATCAATAAGCATATAATTATAAAAAACACAGATGCTGATAACCCGTAGTATCGCAGAAACAGTTCCGAAATTAGTCAGAACGTAGTCAAGTGAAAAAGGGCAGCATCTTTTTTAAAAATTAGAAATTATGAATAAAAAAGAAATATTAGAAGCATTAACATTTATAGCATATACAATAATTGGAATTGGAATGTTTTGTGTTTTATATTTGATATCTGAAATATTTTCCGTATAATGAAAACAACATATAAAGCAACACAACAAGATATAAATATGCCAGTAGATAAAATATTACAAAAAAGAATTATAAAATATTTTTGTTGGGGATTACCACAATTAGTTTTTTGGTTAATTATGATTATTAACTTTTTATTTTATTTACTACGATAATGGCACAAATATCAAAATTAATAGAACCTGTAAATAATGTTTTAAGAGAACATAAAGAAAAATTAACATCTGATGATTATGCTTTTATACTCGAAAGAATAATACAGATAAAGAACAAGCTCATTGATATAACATCTCGTGAGTGAGTATTTTTTCATTTTAGTTTAGTTTTAAGTGGTAGTATTTTAATTAGTCATTAGTTATGCTACCACTTTTTTTTGTATCTTGAATTTGTGGATAATAATATACGTGGTTGTTATGCTGAATATTTATTTGGTACAGAATGCCTAAAGCATAATATTATTATTTCTTACCCACTATTAGATTCATCACCTTATGATTGCATAGTAGACACACCAAACGGATTGTATAAAATACAAGTAAAATCTTCATGGAAAAGTGAAGCTAAAAATAGGCATACAGTTTCAGTTAATTGGAATAAAAGCTATTCTTTAAATGATGTAGACTTTTTTGCAATATATGTTAAATTATATGAAGGCTTTTTTATATTTAAAAATAATGGTAAAAGATTGTGTATAAGATTAAATATGAAAAATGATAATTCAAAATTTTTTAATAACTTTGACTTTAAATAGTTTTTTCTTTCTTTATTCTTTTCATTCAAGATGCACTGTAAATTTATTATGGTGCATTTTTTTTATCTTTGTACTAATTAAATTAACAAATTATGAAAGCATATAGGAGTAATGAGTTGAATCAATTTCATACACAAATAAAAATTACTGCCACAACAGGTTCAGAAATAGTAACAACGGCTAATGCAAAAGATTATATGAGAGTTGATACATCTGCTGATGATACTATAATTGGTAGAATGATAACAGAAGCAAGACTTGTTATAGAAAATTATATTACAAAAGATATTGTAGCTAAAACACGACAGTTTTATTTAGCTAGTGTAGAAGATAGATTTGTATTACCATTTTCTCCTATAGCATCTATACAATCTATAACAATTGAAGATACAGCAACAACAGCTTACACAACTTATGGTTTAGATGATACAATAATTGAATTAGAAAGTTTACCATCAGAAGAAGTTATTGTTAGTTATACAACATCAGGTATGAATGATAGTTTGTTAATACAAGCAATATTGCAATTAGTATCTAGTTATTATGATAATAGAACAGATTATGTAAAAGGCACTATGACAGAGATACCAACAAGTGTTAAAAACACATTAACAGGATTTAAAACAATGTTTATATAATGAATGCAGGTAAATTAGATAAAAGAGTTTTAATAAAAAGACAAACAAAATCAAGTGATGGTTTTGGTGGGTTCACTTCTACAAATGCAACACAAAGTACTATATGGGCAAATGTAAATTTTACTAAAGGAGATGTAACAAGTAAAAACGGTAGAAAAAAAAGAAGTTTACAGATAGAACTTTTGGTTCGTAAAAAAACTGCAGATACAATTTTAACAACTGATTTATTACAAATTGAAAATATATCAGGTTTGTATCAAATAAATGATATGTATGATGCAGATTATAAATATTACACTAAACTGATTGCTACTAAAAGAGATTAATTATGAATATAAACGTTAATGTAGATAGAAATGATGTTCAACAACTCAATTCTGCTATAAACAAATTAAAAACATATAGTGCAGTTAAATTTTATCAAGAAATTCAAAAAGCAGGACTAAATGCTGCATATAAAGTAAAAAAAGATGCACCATACGACACAGGTAATTTAAGATTAAATGTAAAATGGGATGGTAAATCAATTAGGTCAGATGCGCCTTATTCTGGGTTTTTAGAATTTGGTACAGAAAATCAAAAAAAACAAGAATACTTTTTTAAAAATATTTTAGCAGAAGTTAAAAGAACGATAAGAACTATTGAAACTAAAATACAAAGAACTTTAAGAAGATGAAAGAAGTAATACATTACATACGACAAAAAATAATTACAAGGCTAAATGGCAATGTAAGTTTTGGGGGCAGCAATGTACCGGTTTATAATAGAATTCCAAGTACACAAGATGAACCTTATATAATAGTTTATTCAAATGATGAATCAAATATAGATAACAATCAAACTTCTTTTATTACAGAATGTGTAACAAGAATCGAGGTTGTAACATCATTTTTATCTGATGATGGAGGAGAATTACAGGCAAATTCAATAGTAAATAGTATATTACAATTAATTAGAACAAGTAAAACAGATTATTTTGATTTAAGCTCTAATAATTTTAATGTATATACTTTTAATATCGAAGGTATTTCATACATAGAAGATGCTGATGAAGAAAAAACATATTTTAGAGCATTGATAGATATATCAAACAGAGTTCAACAAAATTAAATATTATGACAAAAAGTAAAAAAAGTAATTTTAGTAAACATATTTCTTGGAAAGAAGCAACAGGTTCTAATACTGCAAAAAAATTAGACATAGATAATACACCAACAGAAGAAGCATTAGCAAATATGAAAATATTAGCAGATGAATTATTTGAACCATTAAGAGAAAAAATAGGAGAACCTATTTTAGTTACTTCATTTTATCGTTCATTAGAATTAAATAATAATATAAGTGGTGCAGCTGCTACATCACAACACGTAAATGGTTGTGCAATAGATTTAGATGCAACAAATATTTCTAATTGTGAATTATTTTATATTATAAAAAATGAAATGGATTATGACAAACTCATTTGGGAATTAGGAGATGATAACAATCCTGCCTGGATTCACGTATCTTATGTAAAGGGAAATAATAGAAAATTAGTGTATCAAGCTAAAAGAAAAAAAGGAAAAGGTTATTCTACATATACACACTTTGATTTAGATATAGCTTACGATGCTTAAATTATTAAAAAGATTATTAGGTTTTTCAGATAAAAATGACATTGGTGGTCTTGGGCTTGAAATAAGAGAGCTTATAAAAGGTAAAGAAATTGACCCACAAAAGTTAATTGAATTACAAGCACAGATTAACGAACAAGAAGCAAAACACAGAACAATTTTTGTGGCTGGATGGCGCCCTTTTATTGGTTGGGTTTGTGGAGTTGCATTAGCCTATAACTTTGTGTTAAGAGATTTACTAGTATGGTATGTTGGAGTTGAATCAGCACCCCCTGCCTTACAAATGGAACATCTTATGACTGTTTTAATTGGTATGCTTGGATTAGGTGGAATGCGTACTTTTGAAAAATTCAATAATAAAACAAATTAATGGCACAAAAAGTATTTCTTTCATATATAGAAAAACCTAAAAAGAAAAGGCCAGGAAGACATAGTAAAAATGCTTCTAAAGGACAAACAGGTTACAAAAAAAAATATCGAGGACAAGGTCTAAAACATTAATTATTAATTTATTATTTTTGTAGTAAATATTTAGGTTATGGCAAATGATAT